AATATTAAATCTTTTCATTCTTAACCATGATATGACAAGATCAATATAATATTTTATAAGTTTTTTAAAAAACCCAACAATCATTAAATTTTAAAAGGAGAAACACCGCCTGTTGTTTTTGGCATCTTTGGCATTTCTGGCATTTTAATATTAGATATTACTTCTTGAATCATCTTTTCTTTAAAGTCTTCACTTGTTACCATCATGTAACCGTAGACGCCTGCGCCGACAGTTGACGCGCTAAGTATAAAACTTAAAATGGATAATATCTGAGAAATTTTTGCCATGAGATCAGCCTTTCTTCGTGCGTTAGTACCTTGTACAATTATAACCTTTTGCGGATTATGTGCATTAGCTCCGTTATATCTAACTCTCGGAATGATGTCTAGACAAATAAATGAAAAAGTTAATTAGTTTTTTCTTTTGATTCGACAAGTAGCATTTCTATTTCTTTTAATCTTTCCTGACATGAAAAAGCTTTTGCTTTAAACATATTTGCGGCTTGAATTGCCTTTTCATATTCTTGTATTGCTTCTTGATTTTCTTTAAGAAGTTGCTCTTTTCTAGCTTTTAAAATATCCATTATACACTTACTTCCATAGCTGTTATTGTTGAGACTGTTCTTATATAACCAGTGGAGTTACTGTCGGTTTCAGATCTGTTTATATAAAAAGTTCCACCACCTTGTAGTCTATACTGTGCTTTTACTGTTACCGCTGATGTTGTAGCAGGAGAAAAAAGTAATGTGTTTTGATGAATTGGATTAACGTCATGGGCTGGTAAATTATTGTCTCCTGCCTCCCCTCCGTTTGTTGCTACTCTACTTCCAAAATCTGTAGCTATTATTGCACTACCAGCAGAACAAACAATTTTAACTGCACTTCCCGAAGAGGCATCTGCTCTTCCGTAAATATTTGATAAAACTAATATTTTACTTGAGTTAGAACTTGGTGTAATTGATAATGATAAGCCAGTAATATCTGTAAATGAATTTGCAGTAGTAGCACTGAAAGCATCTGTTTTAAGAACATTTACCACCTGTATAATTCCACCATTAGCACCACTTGGCAGCCCACCTACAGGAACGATTGAATTGACTTTAAGCTGGCTCATATTTAAGTATCTCCTAAACGAATAAAAAGTATATTTGTTAAGTTTTCAGTACTGCTACCAGCAATAGTTGTACCAGAAGCTAAGTCATTATCTTGGCTTTGTCTGTATCTGAGTCTAAATGTAGTTGCATTAGCTACATCAAATAAGAATTGATTTTGTGGAGAATCTCTATTATTACCTGATGACCCACCAGAAGCTATATGCGCCCATGATCTTGACCTAGTAGTAAAACTAGAACCCGAATCAGTTGAGATTTGTACATTTGGATCATAGGCATCCCCTGTACTTGTATCGTTTACAACTAAAGTCCATTGACAGAGGTAAATGCCAGTAACAGAACATGAAAATACCCCGCTACTTTGCGACCAAGCTGAACCTAATGCTTGGTAATCTGTATCACTTTCTTCCCAATTAGTTAAAACAGTTCCAGCGGAACTTGATCCACTTTGATCTGCCGCTAATCTAAATTGTTGAGCATTACTAATAAAAGGAAAACCACTTCCATCTGTTTCAGTAATGGCGTTGACTTTTAGTGTACTCATGGCTTGGGATACTTGTCTTTAGTAGCTTTGATTGCAGTTGCAAAAGCACCTGATGTTGTTAATGTTCCAGCAACTATGTCTTTATATAAGCTGTCTAATTGATCTCCTATTGATGGGTATATTGTATCTGTTGTACCAGCTTCTCCTGTTCTTTGTTTTTGATAAAGTATCGCAGCAGCTTCCGTGTTCAACGTGGTTCGTGCAGCGTCAACAAGAGATTGATCTAAGCTTACAGAATTACCGCTTGCGTCAAAAGCACCAGCACTGTCATCAATAGTAACAACTGTTCCAGCGTATGCTTTGTAAATCGCTTCGTGATCTAAGGCCATAATCAGGTTTTAATTAGATTATACATGGAAGTAATCATGCTGACACCTCTTGAACTAAAATAGTAGCCCCTGTATAACCGTAGTCAGATTGGTCTGCATCAGAGCTAGTTCGATTAATATATATTGTTCTACTGCTTCCACCAGCAGAGTGCATAAATCCATAACTATATTTAACTTCAGAAGTTGTACTGGGACTATCTAAAAACGAAATAGAAATTGGTAATCCATCATTCCCATTATTTTGTCTTTCTTGTGCAATAGCATTAAATCTACTACTAGGACTTGCATTAGCTCCTATAGTGGCAAGTGAACCACCTCCAATACTTCTCCTTAAAGCTAGGAAAAAAACATTATTACCACTCATACTTACAGTTATGTGACCACTCACTAAGATTTTGCTTGAACTAGAAGTAGGAGTAATTGCAACTACTAAATTATCTCCACTTGTATAATCATAAGGAGTAGCTGATTGACTAACTGAAAAAGATGCAGTTGAATCGAAATATTTTTGTTGGACTTGAATTATTCCACCGCCACCGCCTGTCGGTACTCCTGATACTGGGATTATGCTGTTGACTTTTAATTGGCTCATAATAAGATTTTACTAAACAACAGTAAAGGCGCAACCTGACGCAACAGTTATTGTTACGCCGCTGTCAATTGTTAGAGGACCGGCGGCCATCGCGTTATGACCTGTAATTTCATAGTTTGCAGTTGCATTTTTATCACTTAAATAAAATATTTCATCATTACTACCCCCCTGCGCCCCTGATCCTGAATCAATACCTGTTAAAGCAGAGCCATCCCCTGCAAAAGCTGTTGCAGTCAATGTTCCATTTGATGCGTTGAAAGCTAAATTACTTCCTGTCTTTGGCGGTAAAGCGCCAGTTGCAGCGGTTACAAATAAAGGAAAGCAAGTTGTATCTGAGGATTCATCAGCGGCCGTAATATTTGTTGATGTAGTTGCTGTTGCAGAATTACCAGTACAAGAGCCTGAAGAGCCTGAAGCATTTCCTGTAACGTTTCCTGTTAAAGCCCCAACAAAAACTGTAGCTGTAACTGTTCCTGTACTTGGGTTATATGTAAAGTCTCCATCAGATTCAAGTCCTACATTTCCAGTTGCAGAAGCATCTTCAATAAATGGAATTAAATTATTTTCGTTTGTTGATTCATTGTCAGCAACAGAAACATGATTTGCATTAGTGGCCGTTGTAACTGTTGTTCCAGCAATAACAGTTGATAAAGCTACACCCGCGACAGTAATTGCATCAGCTTCTAAAGTTCCGTCAAAGTCTCCATCTACCGCATCAATATTTCCGACAAAACTTGTAGCAGTAACATTTCCTGTAACAGCTAATCCTGAAGAACTAAAACTTCCCCTTGTAGTTCCACCGCAAGTAACGTCTAAAGTATCAGCCGCACTTGAAAAAATACCCGTATTTAAATCATCCCTAAAACCTAAAGCGGGCGCACTTGCAGACCCATCTTCAAGAGTTAAAGTTCCGTCTAATTGTAAAAGTGTTATCCATGCGTTATTTGCGCTATTTCTAATTTTTAAAACACCATCATTTGTATCCGCCCACCATTGGTAAGCATATTTTGTACTTGGTTCTGTAGATGATGAATTATTACTAACAATCGCAGCAAGGACTAAATTTAAATCTGCCCGGAAATTCGCGCCTGTGGCATTATCTAGTACATAGTCATGTGTAGCCATTGCTTAACTATTTTTATCTAAGTATATCTTAATATTAAGAACCACGCCCAAATCCAACTGCCGTATATCTGAAATTTCTATTAACAAAGCTAGATCCATTTTTTACGTCTACATCAAATCCACTTCCTGTAATATTGTGAAGGCTGAAAAAGTCCCCGCTTTCCATATTTTCAAGGATTATTCCAATTGTCGGAAGATGGGCTGTTGTTGACCCGCCAAGCTCTGAAGTCCCTGTGAAATAGGTGTTAATAAATGAAACTGACTTGCGAGAAGTTCCTGAAGCAATAACGGCTGTCGGCGATTCTGTTCTTCTTATAAGATTTGCAGAATATCCTAATTCTTTTATCAAAATACTTTGCGCGGGATCTGTACTTGTAAGTTCTGCTCTAAATTTAAAACCGCGAGCAATAAATGTTCCGTTTGCCATCGGTTCAAATTGTGTAAAATCAGCGCCATAAGTGCAATTACCGCTGGTTGTCTGGCTTGTTGTGCCTGTTAATGTAAAAGTGTTTACGTTAGGAACTGTTTGAATTTGATATTCACCGTCAACGCCATTTCCTGAAGTAAAATCAACAACAACAACACTTCCCGCAACGTATCCATGAGTGGATTTTGTGATGGTTATTGTTGTTCCTGATTGTGCATAAGTACCAGAAACCGACAAATCAGGATCGCGGTCTGTTTGCGAAACTAACAAACGAGCATTTGTATCAAAAGCCGTTTGAGCGTCAATATCTGTCCAGACATCAACTAAAGCCGTTCTTGAATCAATTAAGTCATTAGGATAAAAAGATTCTGTAACCATATGACGCGTCAAATTTACAGGTTGTTTATTTCCAAAATCAACATTACTTACAAAATCATATTGACCACTAGAAGCAATATCGCCGAGAAAATCTATTGAAGACAAGGTATCAATATTATCTGTAACTGAATCAATTTTGGTTGTAGATCCAAGAACTAAACCGCTTAAAGTTGAATCAAAAAACGTATTTGTTTTTGTTCCATTAAAAGGCGTTGCATCTGTATCTTCTCTATCTGTGAGAATTGCAAGTTTTGGAATTGCATCGGGAATAGTAACAACAACAGAAGTTTCGCCAGAACTAAGACGTCCGCCGTCATCGCGGAATTTAAGAATATATTCTCCCTCAATTGCGGGGACTAATGTTTCTGATACGTTGCCCGGCAGGGCGGGAATAATATCAACAGAGTTTGTAAACGTGCCAGTTCCGTCCGTCAAATTACTGTGCCTGACTACAATATTTCCGCCGTGGGTAACATCAACATCACTTGCTTTATCAAAACGCAATCTGACAAATTGATCATTTACAGGTTCAACAGTTACATTTGAAACATCTTGCGGAAGTGCAGTTTTTCCGACAGCTTCAAAAGTTAAATCGTTTGAAGTTGCTGAGAGTTGATTATTTACGTTGTAACTAAAAACTTGAAATTCATAAGTACCAAGTTGACTATTCATAATTTGAAAATCAGGTCTTGAAACTCTTTCTGTGAAATAGTTACCATTTTCAAAACGGTAATTTACTTGATATTCAATTACGCCTGTTATTGGTTGCCAACTTAAAAATATTTTAGAAACAGCTTGATTATTTATCGGGACTATTGTTTCAACTACAGATAAGTTTGAAGGCGGCGGCTGTAATTCATTTAATTTTGATACTGTTCTTGTTGGTAAAGTTGCGCCGTCTTCAATAAATGCATATTTTGTATCAACATAAGATAAAGCTGTAATCGTATAATTTACGGAATCAGTTTCTTCAACTGTTATTACTCTAAACTTTTGAGCTTGAACAGTTGTATTTTGAATTAAATAAATTGTATTTACATTCGGGGTTTGGCTAAAAGCTGAAGAAACAGTAACAACGCCATTTGAAATTGTTGAAATATCTTTAGTTTCTACAGAACCGTCTGGCAAAATCAAAGATAAAGTCGGGCTGTTTGTTGTCGGTAAATCTGTATTTTCTGTATCGTCTACTGTAACAACGGTTGTTGAAGTAACGCCCGCAAGTCTTCCTGAACGCCTAACGCCTGCGCGAACAGGGTCATTGATTTCTATAACAGCGCCCGGCCTAACCATCAACCCGCCGTCCATCGAAGTTGTAAATGTCACTAGCTCAGATTCATTTGCTTCTGAAAACGCAATTGCTTTTGCTAATCTTTGCGCCTGCCCGCGACTTGTACAAGCAAAACCTTTTACCTGTTTTATTACTGTTCCAATTTTATTAACAAGGGTTGTATTTTCAAAAACTTCATAATCTATATCTTGCGAATCCATATTGTAATAACTGACCGATATTACTGAATGTCTTTGTTTGAGACTTGAGCCTGAATAATTAAAACCATCGCTTGAAATATTTGCTAAAGAAAACAAATATGAAGCATCTTTCGGGGAATCTTGGGCTAATAATATTGAACCTGTTGACCATATCGGCATACAACGCATTACGCCTGAAAGTTCATTTATTAAATCAAAAGCTGAACTTGAAGATTGAATATTTACGTTACAAGAAAATCTTGCTTCTTGACTTCCAAAGCCATCATCAACAAGGGTGTTTGCAAATTTTGATGCGGTTACAAAAGAAAACAAATCAAGGTTTGCATCTGCAATATGCGTTCCAAAACCATATCTTTCTGTAGTTAATAAATCTAAAAGTATCATCGCAGGGCAACTTGTCCAAACTGCCGAACCCATAACACCGTTAAAAATATATCCGTCTGGGTACACTATGCGACCAGTAGCAGAATCTACAGTCGGCGTTCCCGAACTTGATGCACCCGCGCCCGGAATCCTTACTTTAATTCCACGAATACGGAATTTTCTGCGAGGAATAGAACTGAACTGTTGTGAATCAAGCCTTATTGCGTTATAAGCTGAGTTTGCATAAGTGCTTGCATCGTCAATAATTTCTGCAAAACTGGCAAATTGAAAAGAATCAATCAAAGAAGAATCTGTTGAATCCGCTGTAATTCTTGTAACTCTTATATCGACAGGAAAAGAACCTGTAATTTTTACTGAATAATCTTTTTGGTAAGCATCAGCGGTGCGGCCTGTAACTGTATCTGTAATAACGTCTGTAAAACCGCCGCTGTTATATTGAACAGAAACTTTTAATTGAACAGAAGAGCCTAATAAATCGCCTTCTGTTGTTGCTTTTTGTATTTGTGGAAAGCTAACAGTTACTTTTATTCGATCAACATTTGTATTTGTAATCTGTCTTGTAACTGGCGAAGATGCGGTAACAACTACGCCGACAGGTGTTATTGAAGAAGAACTTTCAATACCATCAATTTTTGTCTGGTTTGCAGTTCCAAAACGCGGTGTAAAAGTTACATTTTGAAAATTAAAATCAGTATCAGCGGGACTTGCTGAATTAGCAGATGATTTTAAAATTGGCGTATCGTTTAAAAAAACATCTTTAAGATAAGCATTTGTATAAGCTGTTGTTGTTCTATCTGTTAAACCTTCTTTTGAAGCACTTGCAGAGCCTTCAATCTCTCCTTCTGATATAAGGTCAAGGAAAGTTGCAAATTGCTTACTGTGTAAGGTGTCAGGGGTTCTTGTCGGCTGTCTTGGGGGCGGCGGCGAACCTCCACCACCTGAACCGCGAATAATTTTTCTTTTATCGGTCATGCTTGAACTTGCTCCGTATCTACACCGCCAGAAATAACAACTGAGCCGGTGAAGATTTCTCCATATACAATTGGAACGGGCGTTCCGGCCCGGCTTGTCTGTTGCGTCCCTGAAAAGCTAAACGACAAACGCGGGTCTTGTTCACTAGAAAATTCAGGCTGTTTCGGCATTGGGAACAACATCCCACTAACACCGCTAAGAACTAAACCCGCACCGATAAGACCGAG